TATGTGGCTACCAGGTTAGTAGGGATCTCAACGCATCACAGAATATTTTGGCCCTCGGATTAGATGGCCTGGGAGAAATCCCTAGAAGCCTCCGCCTTTAGGCGGGGGAGTAATCACTATCTGGTATTGGTGTGGCAATTTTGCCTTTCGTATGGCAATTTTGCCTTTCGTAAGATTTAATCGTCCTTAGCAGCTTGTTTAAATTTACCTAATCGTCCACTGCTCCCTACCTGGAGTGCGGTAGACATCGACATCCACCCCTTCCAAGGCCGGTATCGCATCGTAGTCCACACGACCCCTCACCCAACTCTTCCTGACTGACAGGCCCTCGCAAGTGAACCCGTCGCTCTCTCCGGCTAACTGGATGAGTTCTGCACGGTAGTCTTTCTCTACCTCCTGGTTATGCTTGATCAACTCTCGGATGACAGCCAATCTTCTAGCTAGCTCCTTAATCAGGGGCTCGGTTCTTTCAGGAAGTGGATCTTGCGGACGCTCCCAAGATAACATGGATGCGCGGAAAGCCTCTTCTTTCTCGATCAGGACGCTTATCGCTACTTCATCCCTCTCCACATAGTACCCCACCCATTCCGTCTCATTGTAGACGAAGATAAGGGCCTTTTGAGAGCCCGTCACTGCCATCTGGTGTTGTACCTGCCAAGCCCACCCTTCCGGCCTGAATCCAGCCTGGACATGTCTAAAGCGGTCTGGATTGGTTGTCTTGACCTCAAGTATCGTTTTAGATACGCTGTCATAGCCATCGAGAGAGGCGGCCATCCAGGGATGCTCGTCACTTTCGAAGCACTCTGGTTTGAACGACATCGAATAGAGTTGTGAGGCTGTGCGACGCGCTTCTTCTTCCAAGTTGTTGCCGCGCTGCATGGCCGCACTTTTTACAGTCTCTTTCCCGATCATTTTTTCATCCCACAGTTGTCCTAGGGACTTGTATCCCTTACCCATGATCACCGCAGCATCACTGCTGCCGATACGATCGCGTCTCCACAGTAGCCACTCAGGCGACCCTTGTTTTAGATCAATACTTTTCACTGCTTTCTCCTTTGCTCAAGGCGATTTACTATTGCCCGAAACTCTCCACCCGCTATTTCCGCGAGGCCTTTTACCTTGTATCCAGTGAGGATGCGGTTCATGAGTTCTTTATCCCCATCAATCCACTGTTCAATCTCCGTCTGTTGATCCAGATTTAGGCCAACGAATTTTGCCTGCACCTGCTCCTGTGTAGCGACTTCACCGTCGTCGTCGGTATCACTAGATAATGCGAGCAACATGGATACGCCAGATCTCTTTGAGTAAGTTAGAGCACTAGCGAACCCCTGAGAGGTCTGCGCCTCCACGAACATCATGAGACGGCTCTCTAGCTTCTCTCCACTGACGTGAAGGAGGGTTGTGAGTAGCCAAGGCTTCCCATCGACCATCTCGACAGTGTGCGTGATCTTAAGGCCATGCGCAGCTAGCGGCTCATTTACCGCGGAGTAGATGGCGTCGATAGAACTATACGCCGTCTTGAAACGGGGGTTAACCTTGTCTTTGGCGGGAGCTTTGATCTCCAACTGCGCTTTGACAAGTGCTTCGATTAGTTTATTGTTTTCCATTATTCCTCATTTAAAAAAAGTCTTTCCAAGATAGTCCCAAGCAGGACATACAGTCGCCACAGCGACAGTTTCTGCCGGACAGATATAAACGCTCTGCCAACATTTCTTCTTCAGACAGGACCTCTTCATCAAAAATCTCTGTCGTTTCTTGTTCTTCAAGTTGCATTTTATTTCCTTTCCTGCTATCATGGCATATTCTCACACTTTATGTAAAGTATCATAGACAAAATTGCGCAAGGAAAAGATAAATGAAAGGAGAAATAGACTACGAAAGTACCAAACTCGGAAGGTATTTGTTAGATATTCGCCAGACAGGATTACAATTCTCGGTACATGCCAAAGTATCCCATCCCACTATCTACAGCGGTCTTAAGGGCAAAAACCTTAGGAAGGACGTGGTTAGGAAAATATGCAAGACAAGTAGGGGAGCCCTAACCATGCAGGATTTTGGATTCGACATCCCCGTGATAGAGCCATCGGAGGTTCTTGTAGACAAATAAAATCTTCTGTCCTATCAAGGGGGGCGTGATTTTACTACAAATCGATGGCCCTCCCGTTCCCTGGGCAGCTCACCAAGGTTACGGGCGCAGAGCCTACAATCCCAAACAAAAGGAACGTGAATATGCTCAGTGGCAGATTAAAGCGTATTTCAACCAACAAAACCCTATCGCCGGCCCAGTCCGCCTCATATGCGAATATCACCTACCTATTCCAACGAGCACGCGTAAAGCTATCCGCACCCAAATGCTTAACGGAATGGTATATCACATTAAAAAACCCGACGTCGACAATTTAAATAAATTTTTATGCGACTGCCTCAAAACCATTGTTTTTGAAGACGACTCGCAAGTGATAGAAATAAATGCCAAAAAAATCTACAGTGAGTCTCCAAAGACCATAATCAAGGTGATACCGTGCCCCTAAAAAAAGGAACATCCAAAAAAGTCATCGGAGAAAACGTCTCTGAACTCATCTCCACAGGGAAATATCCCCAAAAACAAGCGGTAGCAATCGCTCTTCACCAGTCTCGCTCTAAGAATAAAGCTCACAAAACCTCCAAATAAATTTTGCTCTCCGCTTAATTTACCCCCACTCAGACGCACGAGTGGGGGGTTTTTTACTCAGCAGACTCTATAGCGCTAGGCTCTACAGCAGGCGACCCATTCACTACTTTGAGTTGATCGGACTCTAGAAAAGTGATCCACTCCTTGAACCCCGCCACAACTCTTGTATGAGAATCAGGGGTGTATTCTTGCCGGAAGATCAATATCCCGTCATCTTCTAAATCAACATCATTAGCCAAGATATCCGCATGCGATGTCTGACTGATGACGATTCGATAAGAACGCAATGGGCGCTCTAATGTCGGTTCTATCGCTATACGTCCTGCAGTTCGTTTTTTTGCCATATACTCCTAAAATATTTGTTACTGTGGTTGGTTTAAGCTTAAAGGTTTACACTATTGTCTCATTTGGAGGAAAAAATGCAACAACTAGATATGTTTGATGAGACGCTGGAGAAGAAAATCTATAGGATGGAACTCTGGATCATGCGCCTCCATCGCGAACTGGCCTTTTTAAAGACAGTCTATTACATGCGTCACGATAAAAAAACCGTCTCTCTTACTTCTGCGCAACCAGATATGTTCGGAACCTGATTTTAAAATAAATACTTATTCGTATAAGATCCTAATTGCGGGGTGCACGACGTCGCCACTCCCGAAGTGCAGACATGTAGCGCGCAAGTAGGGATGGAACTAAAAGGCCATCCCATGGCTTGTCTAGGGAGACTATGGACAAATCGTACAAGAAACTTATCAAGAAAGAGAAGAGTCTAGAGAAGGATACCAAGAAGGTCCTATCTAAAGATGCTGCTAGAGACCGCTTAGTCGAGGCCGGTAAAAAAGCCCTCATGAAAAGGAACAAATGATTGAACTTTCTGTGAAAGTATCCAACTCAGAGCAATCCTACACACACAAATTCCTTGTCTACGAAGCCCTCACGCTTTCTGAAGATTCACCCATGTTGGCGGATTATGTATCCCAAGCCCGTGCTTGTTTTAAAGGGGAAGTGGACGATGTCCGCATCTCCGCAAAGATGGAGATCTAATGCCGGCTTTTTTAGGAAATGACAATGGAACGGCTCTTAAAGATCCGCAAGAACGCCGCAAAGCCTACGAATCCTATTGCCAACATATTGCAGACGGTTATCCAAAAGAAGCCTGGTTTTATGAAAATGGCTCTTCCCATTGTTGTTGGAGAACAATGGATCGTTATATAGAAAAGAATCCTGTGGAGTTTCAGTCCTTCTTGAAAGATAAGTCACATAGTTCATCTTATAAACTATGGTTCGAAAGAGGAAAGAAACTTAGTTTAGGGGAAATTAAAGGTAATACTTCTCCACATACCTGGGCTACGATCATGAGGAACATGTTCCATTGGGACAAAGAGAAGAAGGAAGCTTCAGCAGTTCCGGAGCAGTTCGATGCCACTCTGAATATCATCAAGCCTCCAGTCTCCTCATAAAAAACAAAAACCAGAAAAAGACTGCACGTGCTACGTTATGAATGAACGTGGAGGTGGGGGGGGGCGTTTTTGGCACTTTATCAAAAAGGTACGACGTTTTTAAGCAATATTATCCAAAAATGTATGACCATCCATGTATAGACGTTACCCACTGGCATGCATTACCGGATCCTTTCTGTATTTAAAGGAAATACTCCTATTCCAGTAAAAGAATAAACATGGATATGTCGGAAAAACAGGTCCGCTCTATACGAGAGGCCGAGGCTCGTATCAATATATGGCAGGGAGCGGTGCGATCTGGCAAGTCTTACGCTGCTTTATGGCGGTTTCTCCATTTTTGCCGTTTCGGGCCTCCAGGACCGCTTCTAGTGGTGGGGCGCACCAACCACACTATCGCACGCAATATAATCGATCCTATGAGAGATATACTGGGCGATTTTGTTAAATACTACATCGGCAAGCAGGAAATGGAGATTTTAGGGCGCAAAATCTACGTCGTAAGCGCCAACGATGCTCGCTCGGAAGGGAAGATAAGGGGAAGTACCTTTGTAGGCGCTTACATCGATGAAGCCACACTCCTCCCAGAGACGTTTTTCAAAATGCTCTTGAGCAGGCTCTCGCTCCCCGGTGCCAAGCTTTTCGCCACAACAAACCCAGACAGCCCGTACCATTGGCTCAGACGCGACTTTCTCGATAGGGCCGCCGACCTGGATCTCCTCACCTGGGAGTTTAAGATAGAGGACAACCCCAGCCTCAGCGGGGAATTCGTCAAGCAGATCAAACAAGAGTACTCCGGTTTATGGTATCAACGGTTCATCGAAGGTAAGTGGGTGCAGGCTGAAGGGGCTGTATACGACTTCTTCGATCCCTCAATCCACTGCATCGACTATCCAACGCATCCAGCCACTCACTATATCGCAGGCATAGATTATGGAACCTCTAATGCTTTCGCGTGTGTGCTCATAGGCATTAACTATGACCATTGGCCTAACATGTGGGTGGAGAGCGAGTACTACTTCGACTCCAAGATCTCTCAGAGGCAGAAGACCGATTACGAGTACGCGAATGATTTGGAGCTATTCCTAAAGTGGAAGCCGATCAAAGCCATATATATCGACCCTTCCGCCGCATCCTTTCGTCTAGAGTTAGGCAAGCGTAACATTGACAGCTTGTTCGAGGCAAAAAACGAAGTGCTAGACGGTATACGTCTAGTAGCTCAGCATCTAACTCAGGGTACCTTGAAGATATGCCGGCAATGCAAGAATACAGTTGCTCAATTTCAGAGCTATGTATGGGATCCGAAGAGCAATAAGCTGGGTGTTGACCGTCCTCTGAAGGAGAATGATCACGCCTGTGTGACGGGGGATACAAAAATTCTTCTCTCATTCGGTGAGGTTCCTATTTCTGATATACATTTTCCGGAATTCTTTCACTTTGGATTGATAAATTACAATCTACAGACAAATAAAATTGAAAGTGACTTAGGATTAAACGCTTGTTTAACAAGAAAAAATGCCGAGATCTATGAACTTGAATTGGAGGATGGAAAGGTATTGCGTGCTACGGGTGATCATCGGGTGATGACGCAGAGAGGTCTATTCCAGCTGCAGCAATTGACGCTTTGCGATGTAGTATATACATGTCCCACCAACTGCTCTATAAATATGCGAAAGGAAGATTCTGTGGAAAATCCTGCTCTAAGCGAGCCTCTTGGCGTAAAAATAAGGTCGATAAAGAGAGGGGGCCTTGAAGATGTTTACTGTCTCGCCTCAAAAATAAACGGGACAATGGTTGCAAATGGCATTATAACTAAGAACTGCGACGCCCTTCGTTATGCAATTTTTTCTCATTTCTTCGAGAGTGCAGGCGTTCCGCTATCTCCTCAAGATATTGAACGTGCTTATTCAGAGTCAAGGGGACATGGGAAGGTTCTTCCAAGGTTCTTCCAAGATCCTCAATCATATGGGTCATCGTTCTAAATTTTTGGTTATTTACCGGTAACGCAGTAAAATCATGCATAATTCCATCGAATCGTACAATAATCCGTAATTTTACTGCGTTACCGGTAAAATGGTCGTAATACAGGGCAAAAATGTATGCGTTTTGGTTGCTTTACAAGGCATGTGTACGAAAATACGGTTTTCGTACGTATATCCCTTAGGCTGGAATTGAACCAGCTGCCGCTTGGTTATCAGTCAAGCGCTCTACCGGTGAGCTACCAAGGGTTGTTGGCGCCACCCAGAATCGAACTGGGGTTCTCCGCTAGAAAGGCGGGGGTCTTAACCGCTGGACGATGGCGCCATACGTTGTTCTAGGCCAGTGATCACGTACCGGATCTCTTCTTGTGTTGCCTCACCATATTCGAGGAACAGAATGATTTTGTCTAAAAAGAATTCTCTGTCCATTTGAATTTCGTAAACAATACATTCCATAATAACTTAATTCCTTTATTAATCATTTTGTTTTGTTAGGTTTCTCGGGGCGCATAGCGCAGAATTCGCATTTGATCTGACCGCAATTCTCTTCGAGCCATTCGTTGCATGTTTCGCAGTACCAGGCGTCCCAGTGCTCCGAATACTTTTTCTTGTGGGTGTCATGATCTTCTTTCATCACTCCTCGCATTCGCAAGACGCTCTAGGCTCCTCGCAAAAGGAGCATAAAGGTCTATCGCATCCATCTTTGTGGGTCTCTCCGACATCGGCTCCGCAATCGGGACATTTTTTCATCACGCGATTTAGATGGTAGCCTCTATCCATTTCTTCTAATGGGTTCGATTTCTTCGTGGCAAAATCAAGATTATCAAACAATCCTTGAAGAGTAGTCAGACCAGCTCCTTGACGAAGCATGGACAAAATACCCGCTTTATCATCTTGAGCCGATCCTAATAGCTCTTCGTTGACTCCGGAGATCTGCTGGATCTCTTGACCAAGGAGTTCACTAAGCTGAATCATATTCTTCTAATGGGTTCGATTTCTTCGAGGTTCTTCAAGATAGTCTCTGCAGTCCTCAGAGCTGTTTTTTGCTGGTGAGCCTCCGCGACGAAGTTTTTAACGATTAGTGAGAGGATCCACGTGAGGGAGGCCATCGCGTTATTCATGGAGTTCGCATTTTTCAAAGTAGGTACAACCACCTTTAAAATCTCATCCGTGAGAATATTGATCTCCTCGAGCACATGATCTGGGAGATCGTCTCTCTTGAAAATCTTCGTGTCGATATTAGGTTTTTTCACCATCCCCATTCCTTCACCTCGCTGTACGCAGTATAGGATACGCTCGCGATAAAGCAGACAAGCATACCCCTCTCATACTCCCATCCATAGGCATTGCACACCGTAAAGAGCCGCGAAGCAAAGTATGGAAAAGATCATTTGTTGAGGAAAACTGTTCACGGCTCTCTTTCTACCATACCTAGGATATCTAAGTGCACATTTATTGTGTGGATTCCGGCGAAAGGTTATTGTAAAGCAAATACTTTACTAGTAGGAAATGCCCCATGACAATGTTCCCTCAGCTGACCGAGTCCTTCTACGTGGACAATGACCATAACATACTTAAGTTGATGGACTATACATACGCAAAAAACATCCAGATCAACCAGTCGTTTTGGTCAGAGGCGGACATAGACAATCGTTTCTTGGCTGGTGATCAGAGCATGTATAACGATATCTACGGCAACTTGCCGGCATTCCGTAAGCGCCAGTTTAGTTTTAACCGGATAAGACGTGTGCACAGCATGATCACCGGTTATCAGAGGCAGCACCGCAAGTCCATCCTCTGTACCCCGATCGAAGGCAGCGCCCAGCAGACGGCCGACCAGTTCACCAAATGCCTCTTCCACGTAAACGAGCATGGCGGCGCGCTGCAAACGATTAGTGATGCTTTCGGAGGCGCTGTCTGTTCCGGCATGAACCTTCTCTCTGTCTGGATGGACTACCGCAAAGACCCCGTCAACGGGGATATTTGCGTAGACAACGTTTCCTACAATGGATACCTTATAGATCCCTATTTCAAAAAGATGGATATGTCCGACTGCAATTCGGTCTGGACTCGTAAGTATGTCTCTCGCGAGCAGGTAAAAGCGCTTCTTCCTGGCCGCTCGCAAGATATCCAAGATATGCGCGGCTGGGGCAATCGCGACGGCAAATTTCAGTTCATGCCAGAGTCCTACAATTATGGCATGCAAGATTTACTCATCTATGATGAGTTCTGGTACCTGTCGATGCGTAAGCAAAAGGTGTTATGCGATACGCAGACAGGCGAAACAATGGAATGGAAAGGACAAGATGAAGATCTGGCAGAATTTAATAGAATGTATCCAAACATCATGGTCTTGGACCAAGACGTACCTACGGTCAAGTTGGCAATCGTTGTTCAAGGACGAGTGATGTATCATGGGCCTAATCCCCTTGGCATTGATCGCTATCCTTTTGTGCCTGTTTGGGCTTATTACCAGCCTGAGATCCCGTATTTCCCCTGGCGCGTTCAGGGCGTTGTGCGAGGCATTCGTGATGCTCAGTATCTCTATAATCGTCGTCGCATTATTGAGTTAGACATCCTTGAGTCACAGGTAAATTCTGGATGGATCTATAAGGAAAATGCCCTAGTCAATCCTAAGGATGTCTTCCTGGAAGGCCAAGGTCGTGGACTTGCTCTAAAGGCAAATGCGAATATCGCCACAGATATACAGAAGATCATGCCTGCGCAGATCCCTCCCTCTATGATCCAGTTGAGCGAGCTTCTAGGCCAGGAGATCCAGCAGATCTCCGGTGTAAATGAGGAGCTTCTAGGTTCTGCACAAGATGATAAGGCGGGAGTTCTCTCTATGCTCCGTCAGGGAGCAGGCCTCACGACGCTCCAAGGCCTGTTCGATAACCTGGACTTTGCCACAAAGCTTCTAGGCCAGCTAGAGATCGACCTCATGCAAGCAAATTGGACTCCTGGCAAGGTAAAGCGTATTATCAAGGAAGAACCCACTCCGGAGTTCTACAACCGGGCATTCGGTAGATATGACGCTATTGTCGAGGAGGGGCTTAATACCTCTACTCAGCGGCAACTTGAATTTGGCCAATTACTTCAACTCAGAGAGAGCGGAGTCCCAGTCCCCGCAGCAATCCTTGTTCAGACATCAACTCTCACTAACAAAAACGATCTCATCGAGGCTCTTGGAAAACAAGAGGAAGAGCAAGCTAAGATGGCTCAACAGCAACAGCAGACTCAGATCGAGCTTCTCAAGGCTCAAATTCAGGATATGCACGCTCGCGCTGCGGCTAATCAAGGGCTCGGCATCGAGCGAGTATCTCGCGTGGAAGAAAATAGGGCTCTTGCGGTTGAACGTATGGCGCAGGCTCAACACGATCGCGACACGGGCACATTGGACCGCATTAAAGCTGCTAAAGAACTGATTAACATAGATATAGATCAGTTACACAAGGTAGCTCAACTGATTAAAATGTTCCAAGAAGACGAGAAAGCCGAGCAAAAATCCGATATAAAAACTGTGACGCAGTAAAGATTTGTGGAAAACCATTAAAATAAATACTATCAGGATGTACAGTTAGTGAAAGCCAACCTATAGGAGATTTATGGCAAAAGCACAACAACACGGTGTATCGGAAAAAGAAGGAAGAGCTTGGGGCAAAGGCGAATTCGCCAATATGCCACAGGGCGTGAAGATGGATAAATATCCCGCTTCCCGTCAGGCCGGTCCAATGGTAGAAGACGACAACATGTCCCGTATCGACGCGGAAAATTCTAGAGCATCTGCGAAAACTCGTCGCAATCTGTCTAATCAGCACTAGGAGGACTTATGGCCTCCAAGCGAGTGGGTTCTGTAAAGAACGCCAACTATGATTACAACAAGCAGGTTGCTCCGGAACATCGCATGGGAACAGGGTCCTATGCCAATCTTCCCGAGCAGGCGATTATGCGTCCCTTCGCTGGTCCTAAATACCGCAGTGGCGTTCCCAATTCTTTTTCCTGCACAGTCTCTGACGTGTCTGGAATTGATGAGAACGAACGATAAATAAGGATAGTATGGCAATGCTGCGCCCAGGTGGGAAGGCCTATAAGATCGCTAAGACGGTCATGAAGCAGAAAGGCATTAAAGTACCTACTCCAAAAGAAATGGCTCCCACCAAGCCATTGACTCCCTATTTGCAACATTGAAGAGATATGCATGTGGAATACATATGCATGTATAGCCAGGTATAAGTGTCATTTTCCTATCAAAAAGAGCCTGAGCAAAGTAAATCGGTCGGTGAATCCGTCTACGATATCCTGAGCAAAGAGCAACCAGATGTCCAAGTCGGGGAGATCATATCCGATTACGGCGATGAATATACCAAGGAGATTGCAAAAACTCTGGAGGCCAATATCAAACGGCTTGAGTCGCCGTTTTATATCGTAGTAATGCATAAGAAGGAGCCTTGGGCCCTGAACGTGATGCGTAATTACTTCATCGCTCGCCAGAGCAAGCCTCTCATGCATTCCATGCTCGACCTCTTCCCCAATCACATGCACACCGTCTATGAGTTTAATAAGAGCAGTTCCGAGTTAAAGTTACTCTGGTCGCTTCCTGGAAAGCAAGAGATCTCTACAATCCTGCAGAACTGGGCTTTGTACGATCCTCAGTTGGTCAGGTGGTGCCAAGATGCTCAGAAGAAAGAACCCTTGTTATTACTTCATTGATCTTGTCGATATGTTGTACGGTGAGGTAATGCTCGCCCGACAAACGGATATTCTCATCGGCTAGAAATGCGGTGATTTGCTCCAACATGACCTGATTGTTCTCTACAATCTGCTCGATTCGTCTCAGGATGTTGGAATGACTTCTCTGGATGGTCCAGCGCATTCGGGTCATGTACATGCTCTCTAGAAGGCTTACCTCTCCGTTTCTGTTGACGTAGACCGGTGAATCAGACTTGTGAGGTTCTTGGTTGTAGCAACACATGCAGTTGCAGGACTCTTTGAAGACAAAGGGCAGCTTGAGGGTAGGGGATAAAGGGATCACGCGGCCTCCTTTACTCTACGCTACTCTCTCCAGATTTTTTGTGCTCTATTGCACTTCCTTTTTAGGAAGGTCAGGTAACTGCATCCAATGAGTCACGTATCCGTACTTTCCACCACTAGTAATCTCTTGCCCATCTTTGCCTTCATACCAATATTCTCCGATTCTTTCGGCTATGCATATGAAGAACATTTTAACCTTTTCCCTGTTGTCGAAATGAGCCACCAATACATAAACCGCTTGGGGAGGTAGTTTGTCTTCAATCTTTATCCATTCATTCATTATTTCCTCAGAGCAATTGATAATCATAATCACCTTACGTAACGAATTTTACCATGACGATCTATTTCTATTATTTGAATTCCCCAAAATTCCATGTAATCCATAAATATACCCTTCCTCTCATTTACAGACATCTAAACTCTTTTTTTGACTCTTTTATGCCTTATCTATAAAGTAAAAAATACAGTTGATACGTTAGCCTACGTTAGTGGCTCAACTGTGCTTATAGGCGTAAAGCAGACTCGCCCCTGCAAAGAGGAACATGACCGAAGAGGAAAACATGAGTGTAGAGTCTCAAGCTCAAGCTGTCGCTCCAGCTGCCGAAACGGAAGTTGTCCAGTCCGATTCTCCTGTAGAACAGGCCAAGGAGGCACGCAACGATCAAGCGTACAACTGGGCTCAAGCTAACAGACAGATGAAGGAATTAGATCGGCAAAACCGAGCAATGCAAGAAGAGCTGGCCTCTCTCAAAAAGACAAGTGCTCCTCCTGTTGAAGAAGATTATGGCATCAAAGACGAGGATATCGTCGAAGGTCGCCATGTTAAGGACCTGAAAAAACAGCTCCGTAACCTCGAATCCTATATCAAACAGAAGGAAGTATCGACTCTCGATGAGCGACTGGTTCTAAAGCACCCCGACTTTGCTGAGGTAGTAACGAAAGAGAATATCGAGTTATTGAAACAAACCGAGCCTGAGCTCGCGGAAACTCTTCGGCATACTCCAGACCCGTATCAGCAAGGGGTCGCAGCCTATAAGCTATTGAAGAAAATGGGAATCGGTCAGCAGGCCACAATCCCTTCTCGTGAAAACCAGAAGGCGACGGCAAACTCTCAGAAACCTGTTTCAGTCAACGCGGTCGCTCGCGGAAATAGCGCTATCGGTAACGCCCACCTGTTCGAAAATGGTCTCACTCCTGAACTGAAAACTCAGTTGTGGAAAGAGATGCAGGAAGCGATTAAGCGCGCGTAGGTTCTTAACAAGGACTTAAGTATGTCTATTACAACGACATCAGTCTTACCAGCGCCGGTGCAGCAAAGTTTTTCCTTTAAGCTGCTTTCGGTTCCAGTCCCGTACATGATCCACAAGATCCCTGCGGATCTTAAGGCCATGCCACGGAACGGCGGTACTACGCTGCGTATGAGACGATACAACCCACTGGCGACCGCGCCAGTACCACTGGGGAATAGTGGTATCACCCCTCCTCCCCAAACTCTGACATCGGTGAATATCGATGCGACGATGGATTTTTACGGTTCAAAATTGGCTGCATAGTGCAGGGAACGTGCCGTAAGTGATTTGGAGTGATTGACGTATATACTGCTCAATGAGCAAGTAACGCTCCAAAACCAAGATCCTAAATTTAATATGGGATCTTTAAACCGACACTGATTGACTTGGAAGCCCTAACGTAAAGCCGAGGGTGACAGGGCGGAAGGTGTTAATGTTGCTTAAGAGGATGACTATGGAACCTAGAGTTCAGATTATGCATAATTATAAGGAATTCATTTCTTTTCTCCACAACTTGGTCGGAAAGACGTTGATTTCCTATATTTGCATATGTTTTTCTGATTTCAATCATGGTTTCACACTGGCGTTTCTTAATGATCAAAAAAGGAAGTATTTTAGGACAGATATAGTCCAGCATGAGACCAGAAGCATCCCATCTATGTATGGGTCGTTCAAAAGCTTTTTTGCTGGTGTATCTATACTGCTGTTCTTTTGTGCCTCCAAAAAGATCATTCAACCAGTCTGTCAACGCTTTGTCTGTGCTTGTAACAGCAAGCTTGCAATGCCATTGCGTTCCATTTCCATATCTTCCTTGTTTGACTTTCCCAAAGTAAAAACATCCCTCTCCATCAACAATGCCCGCAAGGTATGCAAGTTGGGTTGGGGTCTGATCTTTGGTAAATTGAACTATCCTAGCCATATATCTCCTAACGTTGATTATGGTACGATAATAAATGAAAGCAAGATTAATGTCCACCGTGAACGACTGAGTGTGTTGGCCGCGTAAGCGGATGCGACAGTCTGAACTCTATGGAGACATAGAGAGGTTGATCCGAAGAGGTTGGCCCGCCTAGCAATAGGTCATAAAAGTAACAGAAATGGTATTAAACGAAGCCTCCCAACGTTTGGGAGTGTCGCTTAATGGCTAGGCGACATTAAATCTTCTCTGGTTGAGGTGGAAGTCCAGAACGGACAACACTGCGGAAGGCGAAAGCCACCGTAAACGAGCAAGCGAGAAGACCCCGAAAGGGGATGCGGTGCTCTGAACTCTATGGGAACATAGAGAGATCGGCAGAAATGATCGGTCTCCTCGTAAGAGGGTTAACAGATTGTAGACAGACAGAGGATCAGTTAATGCGCGACATGTTGGCATCAACATCATCGTTCATCAACTGCACAGGCGGTACAGACGGTAGACAAAATGGGTTTATTGCCGTCTTTAAATCTTCTCTAATTGACTTGGAACTCCTAGCAGCTTAGGACAACAAGGGGCAAGAAAAAATAGATAAATGAGAACAAAACTGATATAATGATTCCGAGGTAATTGTGGATTGGAGTCAATTTTTAATTTTGTTTTTAACTTTTGTTGGAATTTTTTTAACTCTTAGATCAGATTCTCAAAAATATGAGAGAGATTTGAAAGAATTCAGGGAAAAGTGGTCAGAAGAATCGAAGGATTTTCACGGCCGTCTAATAGCTATCGAAGAAAGAAGAAATAAAATTCTTTTTAAAGAGTAGCGTTTTCAGCCTGAACGTAGCAAGCGAGAAGACCCCGAAAGGGGATGCGGTGCTCTGAACACTCAGGTAACTGAGTGAGGGAAGTGCAATAGGCTTCCTCGCCTAGATGTTTGTAGTCTAGGTCATACAAGTAACAGATCTTGGATAACCCAACGGAAATCACCCGTTCCGACGTCGACAACGTAATCAAGACGCTGCGTGGCAACAATGCCTACAGCTTCTTGACCGGTGTTGAAGGTCAGGATCGTTTTGGAACAGCTCCAGTACGCGATGCCTATTTTGGCCTCGGTCATACTGACTTAATTGGTCAGTTGGACAACGTAAACGGGTTCATCCAAAAATGGAATTACCCAAACCAGCAATCCACCTTGGATGCGGAGTGGGGAACGGTCGCTAACGTCCGCTTCTTGCTCTCTTCGATTGGGTCATCGACTATCGATGCCTCTCTGTTAGGTGCTACTGTCTACAATATTTTTATTGCAGGCCGTGAAGCATTTGCAGCTATCGAGCAGGATGCATACAGTGCGCAGTTCATCTACAGACCACCCATTTATGATGGTCCATTAGCTCTGAACGCAAGTGTCGGCTATAAGTTCGCTGAAGTCCCCCGTATCACTAACGATACATGGGTGTTCAACCTACGCTGCACATTGAGCACATAAGGAGTAAATTATGTCTTCACCTATTCACTCCATGGTAAACGGAACGTTTACTTCCACAGGGGTTCAGTTTAACCTGAGCATTCCTTCTGGATACAATAAGATTGAACTGTATAACATCACAGACCTTGGGTCTTCGGCTTCTAATACCGATGTGATGTATGCGGTAGGAACCTCCTCAATGCCTGCGGGCGCTGCGAACTACTGGCCTAAAACCAGTGGCGCGGCTACTTTTGGCACAGGGGCGACCATTTCTTCGGGTGGGTTTACCTTTCTATCAGACAGTGCGACTACAGCGATTGGATCGTCTGTGGTTACCACTTCTGTTACGCAAGCTAGCCCAGCCGTAGTTGCTACTGGCACTACTACAAGTCTAGTAGCTGCCTCTAGCGTGGTTCGTTTGTTTGGTCAGACAGGCATGCAACAACTTTCTGGTATGGATTTTACCGTTGGTACGATCTCTGCAAGTACAAGTTTTCAGTTGGCCTATTTGATTAGCAGCGGGTTTGCTGCGGCCGCAACTACTGGTTCTTATAGAATCATTAATGCGACCTCACGGTACTATCCACGTTCCCGATATATCACAGCGATCTCTGTAGCGACTAGCGCAGTGATCACACTCTCTGTAACCCACGGTTATACCGCAGGGCAGTCAGTGCGGATCTATGTGCCTTCCGCTTTCGGGATGACTCAAATTAACGGGCTTCTTGGCAATATTACTGCTATTAATACCACAACAAACACGATTACTGTAGATATCGACAGTTCTGCCTTTACAGCGTTTGCGTTCCCAACATCGGCTATTGCCGCTGCGGGCGTAACCTTTGCTCAGGTAGTTCCTGTTGGAGAAGATGCAGTTTCTACTTATGCAAACCTTCTTGACGATGCGACTGACAATCAGTCTCTCTCAGGGGTTACTGTTGGGACTACCGTTCAAACGAGCGGCGTTCTTTATCAGTGGATCGCTTCTCGGGGCGTTTCTATTTAATCTGTAGATGAAGTTGGGGCCTCAGAAATGGGGCCCTTTTTTTTGATTCTTATGACAACTAAAAAATTAACTGTTAAGGTATCAGGTATGACACAAAAGACAGAAAGTAAGGCAGCAGATGCCCTAGGCACTATTCAAACCAAGACTCCTAAAGAGATGAGACAGGCCGAAGGAAAGGAAAAGTTAGAGAAGTTCATGAAGGAAGAACTTCGAACCGTTCGAGGCGTTTTTCAAAACTTTGAGACCCCTGGCACTTCAGCCACAGTCACAGTTCAAAAGTATCCTGGGCACAAGTTCCAGAAAGCAATGATGGATCAAGTCGAATACGAAGTTCCCCTTTACATCGCCCGTTTCCTCAATGGGATTGATGTTACCGCAGAGAAGATCGGCGGAAAGCTGGGTACGTGTTCCTATCCTATTAATACCCATATCATGGACGTCAACGGCAATCCGATCGTATCGCAAGAGAAGAGAAAGCGCCGATACGGATTCCAGTCTATGGAGTTCGGCGGTTCTACAAACAGTGTGAATGCGGACATGTTCAAATGACCTCCCTTACGTTCCAACCCATTAGCCAGATAGTAACCGGTATCACACAGGCAAATCCAGCCGTGGTGACTACTGAGTCAGCTCACGACTATTCGGATGGATTATACGTAAGGATTTTCTATCCCCCTGTCAGTCCGCAGATAGCCAATCCTTTTGGCATGCCTGAGGTGGCAGGGAATGTTTATTTAGTCACTGTCCTGACTACTACCACTTTTTCGATTGATGTGGACTCTACTTCTTATGAAGCATTTACAGGTGCAGGAAGCACTCTTCAAGAGCCCCAATGCATTCCTGTGGGAGAGATCGCCTCTACATTAGTTAACGCTGAAATGAACAATCTAACCCCCGTAGGTGGATAGATGACTACCACTGTCCCACATACCCTCGCCAACATCCGGACAAAGGTTCGTCGGATCACTGCACGTCCCTCTTCAGTTCAGATTTCTAATGATGAGATTGATAACTACATCAACACTTTCTATCTCTACGACATGCCCAAGCATCTCTGGATGGAGAGCCTTCGTGTAAATTATGAGTTCGTGACTACTGCTAATATCCCCGTCTACGACTTCCCTACGGATATGTATATCACCTCTATGCCTCCGGTTTTTATAGGTGGATATCAGTCATATATGACGCAGTCTCGTCAGAACTTCTTTAGAGTGAACCCACAACTGAACTTTTTGCAAGAGAGCGTTTATACCGGAGATGGCACAGATGGTTCAGGTGGCACATACACGGGAGAATTCCTCACTAATATCCCTATTTTGCCAGGGTTCAAGCCTAATCCTCCGGGAGCCTATTCAGCGAACGCCTATCCAAATACAGCTATTTCCTCGGGTATCTTGCCTGCTAGCCAATTGAATTGGAATGTGATGGTCTCTGCTCTAGGCGCTCCCGATGCTACATCAGGTATCGAACCTTCCATCACCCTTGTGGATGATGGTCTAGGACACCTGATTTCTCCAACAGATCCTGGTACCACCGCCAGCACTGGATTTACATACCGCGGCACCATCAATTACCTAACAGGCGCGATAGCGATCACTGCCTTCTCAGCGGCTATTCCTACAGGCAATGCGATCAATGTGCAGTACATCCCATATGTAGCGTCCAGACCTCAGTCGGTAGCCTTCTATCAGGATCAATTCCTGGTCTACCCAGTCCCTGATCAGGCATATACCGTGTCCTTCGAGTGTTACAAGCTTCCTACAGCCTTTCTAAACGATTCGGCGGGAACCTATTCTCCCCAACTCAATGAATGGTGGCAACTGCTCGCCTATGGCGCTGCAGACAAGATCTTCAGTGACTACGGCGATCTTGAAGGGATGCAACGTTTTCGGCCTCTCCTGGATGAGCAGATGAATCTAGTAATGCGACGAACGATTGTTCAGCAGACAAGCGAACGAGCGCCGAGTATCTATACAGAACAGAGCGGCTCGCCTCAATACCCATTCGGAAACTTATTTAGCGGATTTTAATAAAAGGTTAACACATGTCTTATAATGCATCGATCCCAGCAGCCTCAGATCTTCTATCACAATCCCAAGCGGACATCCTAGCCAACTTTGGTCAACTAAATACGCAGTTCGGCGTAGATCATACCGCCTTTAACGCTGCCTCACTCAACGGATACCATAAGAAAGCGACCCTGATTAAGGAAACTGTAGCACCTACTTTCGTGACGGATACAGCCATCGTCTACTCAAAGGATGATTCATCAAGTAATACTCAGGTATTCGCTCTCTCAGACAGCAACACGACCTATCAGTTGAGCGGCAACTCCTACACGGAGACCACTAATGGGGGTTCTGCTGGGGGGACTCTATATAAAGTGAACCTCTACACAACTGCTGGAGAGCGGATCGTTATGTACAGTGGGGTGACTGCGAGCACCTCTGCTGGGGCCATTACCTTCCCTGAGGCCTACACAGTTCTTTATTCTGTAACTGGCGTAAGTACGGTAGGGGGGAACCTTGTGATCACCACAGCTGTCTTGTCCACGAGTGGGTTTTCCGTAGTCTGCCGAGTAGGCAGTTCGGGATCCACAAATGCCACAACAATCGCTTGGACGGCAATCGGTAGGATTCAGGACTAATCATGAGCGGCGCTCCTTTCGCAATTGTAAATATGCAAGAGGGCCTTAGAAGGGATCGCAAACCGTTCCTTCTAAATAACGACTCATTCCCTGTAATGCGGGATGCTCTTCTCTTCCGAGGCCGCATTGAAAGAAAGGCCGGTTATCAGAAGTTGGGTACTGGCAACAGTCGTCTCCGGTGGCTCATCGGTACTACCAGTGGAGCCGGGACGCTCACTTATACGCTTCCAGACAACCCGATCACAACTACCATCTCCCAATTTAGTATAGGTACAACATTCTTCACCGACTCCGGTGCAGCAGGAGCTCCGGCTACCCTTTTATCTTCTGGCACAGGCGCTGCCACTTTGAATAGGAGTACTGGAGTGTTGACCATCACAGGTGCCACTATCAACGCTTCTGTCTACTATTACCCAGGTCTTTCCGTTATGGGGTTGAGCGTTCTAGAAACCCTGACCATCAATGATGAGTTATTGGTTGGATTCGACACTAAGTATAGTTATCTTTACGACGTAGCTTCTCAAGACTTTTTAGCGTCGAATACTTATAAAGGAACCTCTACTATCTTCGAATGGACAGGAGCGGACTACAATTTCTTTTGGACAGTCAATTACGCTAACTGCCTGTGGGCTTCGAATGGGATCTATGGATTCCAGAGTAGCGTAGTGGCCAGTACGGCCTCTTCTGGCGATGGCATTCGTTGGTTAGATCAGAGTGGCCAGGGATGGGTAAACTTCCTCCCTCCTGTGGACTCTACCAACTATTTAATGGGCTGTATCGCGATTTTGCCTTACAAAGGCCGTCTGCTCGTGTTTAACACTTGGGAAGGATCTGCCTATGCTTCGGTCAAGAACTATCAACAGAGGGCACGCTGGTGCGAGGTGGGAACGCCTTTCTATACAAATACTTTACCGACGAACTTTACGGGCAGTTATGTGGCTAACGCGTGGCGATCCGACCTCGTCGGCTTCGGTGGTTATATAGATGCGCCCACTGCGGAGCAGATTATCGGAGTGGAGTATGTGAAGGACACCGTTATTGTCTTTTTCGAGCGCTCTACCTATCAACTGGTCTATACGGAAAACGCAACCTTCCCTTTCTTCTTCCAGAAGATCAACACCGAGCTCGGGACGGAGAGCAGTTTTAGTACTGTTCCTTTCGACAGCGGGGTATTCGGTATCGGGAATTACGGGATCATAACCACGGATTCAGTCAGCGTTGTCAGGGTAGATCAGAAGATCCCCGACGAGGTGTTTAAGATCCAGAACATCAATCAAGGCGTAGACCGAGTCCATGGAATCCGTGACTATACATCTCAATTAGTCTACTGGACCATTCCAGACATAGGAGATTATTCCTACGGAGTGACCTATCCTACAAAAGTTTTGGTCTACAACTATGTAGAGGGTTCTTGGTCTGAGTTCATTGATTCCTTCACCTGTTTTGGTTATTGGCAATGGGTGAATGATCTTTATTGGTCTCTCCTCAATCAGACTCCGCAGAATGAATGGCAATCCATGGATATCGTATGGAATTCTGGATATCAGTCATCCAAATACCCCAACGTGGTCGCAGGGAATCAGAGAGGGTTTGTATTCGTTCTTAGCCAAATGTCCGACGGCGGAGACATCAACTTCAACTGTCCTTGTCTAGAGATAAGTAACATGTCGGGGACAACCGTTACCGTTCCTAACCACAATTTCTTCGATAAGCAATACGTCTATATCAGTGCAGCGACGGGATATACCACCGCGAATGGAACGATCTATTCGGTGGATGTCACCAGTTCCAGTACCTTTCAGTTAATTCAATCCGATGGTATTACTCCACTAGGTAGCATGTCTGGCTACACGGGGGGAGGACTCGTAACCCTGATTCCTCATATAAACATCCAGACCAAAGAGTTCAATCCGTTCTATGAGCAGGGCGCCTCAATGACCTTCAAAACACTGGAAGTCCTTGCCGATAACACTTCCAATGGAGAAATCGCAATAAAGATCCTCTTGGATAGTGATACGTCGATCGACATGTCCTCTGAAGGGCCTATCTTATTGCCCCTATATCCCGAGCAAAACACCTCCTTTTCAACTCCTCAAGTGCGCTCATGGCATCGGATCTTCCCGAACGCCTACGGATCGTTTATCCAGATACAGATCACGTGGAGTGATTCCCAGCTGCGCGACGTGGATATTGTCTCCTCCGACGTCGCCATCCACGGCTTATTACTCTACGTAGCTCCTTCTGGCAGGCTCTCCTATGAGTTCTAACGCCCCCTCAAATTCATCTGCTCCATATCTCCCAACGAGCATCTACTTCCCTCAAGATTTCGAGCAGATGCGCATCAAGCTTTTGTCCACTTATACCAACATCGCAATCAACGTCAATGCACGTCAGCTGGGTATATACGATCTGACGCAAAATGTCACCGGCCAACAGTGGTTTGTAGTCGGAGATCCTCAAAGCGCTCGGCAGACCTTTAGGAAAGTCTTTTCCATTGGTTCCATTGCAGCGGGAGTGACTAGTACTACTGCTCACGGTCTCACCAATCTCACCGCGTTCACTAGCATTTCAGGCACCGCGGTCACGGCTTCTTCGGACTATCGCCCTATTCCCTACGCCTCTGCCACAGCGGTGAACCAGCAGATAGAGATCAAGGTAGACGCTACAAACATCACTATCATCAATGGGGCCGCGTCACCTGTGCTAAGTAGTTCTATCGTTGTGCTGGAATATTTGCTCCAATGATATCATGAGCCCGATGGAAGTAGGACGTCTTTATCTAATCAACGGGAAATCTCAGCCATTTAAATACGAATGGGTAGAAAAAGATTTCGACGGCTGGGTCGATCCCGAGAAGTTCAAGCCCATGCGATATGACATGTGTTATCTACGCGCTAAAAACAATCGCACGTATCCAGGCTGGTGGACGGGCGATCGATGGGATGGGTTGCGAGTCAAACCGGATATAGAGATCATTTATTGGAAGCGGGGGGACTCTCTTTAGAGACGTTTTTATTCTATATTCAAGAAATTCCTTGAATCGCGTACTCTGAGAATAGGTGAAAATATGAGTTTTAATACCATGGCCATGCAGCCATACAGGGCGCAGCAAAGGACGGACTCTTTTAGTGATTCTAGAGATCCTCAAGACTCTGGATATAACAGAATGTCTCTTTTCAATCCTCAGCAAGAGCAGACTTTCTCTAGTCTATTGAAGGCTCTTCAGCCCTTAGGTCAGCAGGGGGCTTCTTATTACAGCGGTCTTCTTTCTGACTCTCCAGAAGCGTTTCAGAAGTTCTCCCAGCCTTATAGAAATCAGTTCCAACAGAATACTGTCCCTCAAATTGCGGAACGATTCGCTGGGATGGGAGGTTTATCGAGTTCTGGATTTCAACAGAGTCTTGGACAGGCAGGTGCTGGATTAGAGGATACGCTCGCTCAGTTATTCGAAGGCCTCAAAGGCGGAGCAGCTGAATCTAGTTTTTCCAATCTACAGAACCTATTGGGTCAGACAACGCAAACATTCTTGCCTAAGCAATTGAGTTTCTTGAAACAGCTCTTGCTAGGATTGTCTGGAGGCGGGGGACAGGCGTTAGGTGGGTTAGGTGGCATGGGTATTGGGAAATTATTAGGGTGATATATGCCAAGACTAGAAGTACTTCCTGCAAATCCATCCTTCGGCTCACAGTTGGGTTCTGCTCTTGGTGGGGGCCTTGGACAGGGGCTTAATCAGGGGATTGCGCAATATTTCGAGCAGAAGGAAAGAAAGTCTCAATTAGCTGGGTTAGCGCCTCTTTTTGAACAGGCGGGTATTGGAGAAGATGATTTCCAAAAAGTTATCCAGAGCGGCATTCCTATTGAACATGCCATCAATGCTTTAAAAGTAACGGCTGATTTAAATAAAAAGAAACAGGACGATTCCCTTCAGGATCAGGATTATGAAAAAATTCTAGATCAAATGGACGATATGTTGAAATCCGGAGAAGCTGGAATTGGGGCTCACCTAAAGTCGTACTTACCATGGGGAGGGTCTGAGAGAGAATCAACAGCACAATTTCAATCATCCGGAACCGCTCTTTTGGGATTGGCTCAAAAAGTTGCTCTTAAACAAGGTATTAGGAACCAAAG